GCTTAACGTATTATGTACCAAGACATTTGCTCTTGATATAGATTGTGGCTTTGACAAGAACGGAAACCCTACGCCGTACCTCACTAAGAAAGAAGGGTATACGGCACTGGTTAAGTTTGTGAGAGATACGGGTTTACCGGAGCCGATGGTGGTATCATCCGGTAATGGACTTCATGTATACTGGGTTCTAAACGAGCCTCTACGTCCAGCGGAATGGAAGCCTCTGGCTAATGCTATGAAGGCTATGATAGTAGCACATGGGTTTGAGCTAGACATGGCTGTGCCAGCAGATAATGCTAGGGTGCTAAGAGCCATAGGTACACACAACGCTAGGGGCGGTGAAGAAGTAAAGCTGATCCTAGACCGCCCACCAAACGACCTAGCTAGTATAACAAGTTGTCTGAAGTCTTACATAAAATCTACAGCGCCGAGCAAGACGCACAAGAATGATAGTTACCCCAAGTCAGTCGCATCCATAGTCAAATCTAAATGCCAGCAGATAGCATGGGCTGTGGACAACCAAGACCAAGTTAGTGAGCCTATGTGGTATAACCTCCTAGGTATTGCTAGCGTTTGCCACGATGCAGAAGATGTGGCTAAAGAATGGAGCCGTGACCACGCTAACTACGATCCAGATGAGACGGTTCGTAAGTTGCACCAGTGGAAAGCGCAAGTAACTGGACCAACAACTTGTACAAAGTTTGAGAACGATAACGTGGGTGGGTGTAACGGTTGCCCTGTCAGGGGTAAGATAGGAACACCAGCCAAGTTAGGCGCACAGTACAAGGAGCAAGATACTTCCGCTAATGCCCCGTCTGATGCTGTAGTCGATGTGCCGTTACCCAAACCATTCAAACGAGCTAATGGCGGTATGTACGTAGAGATTGATGACAGTGACGTACCGATTACTAACTTTGACATATACCCTGTCAGTTATGGCAGAGACGAAACACTGGGCTACGAGGTATGTAGGTACAAGTGGAACAGGCAACACGTTGGTTGGCAAGACTTAGTGCTTAGACAAGGCTACTTGGCTGACGGTACATACAGAGAGTTTGTAGGGTCTATTGCTGACCAAGGTATTGTACTGGAAACCAGAAGGCAGACAGAGTATTTCCAGATGATGCTACGGTCTTACATGCATGAGCTACGCAAACAGCGGACTATGACTAACTTGTATTCTTCGATGGGATGGAAAGAGGATTACAAGTTATTCGTACTTGGCGATGTATTGTACCGGCGTAAACCGGATGGGTCAGTAGAAACCGAATCAATAAAACTAGCGTCTGCATCACAGCGTGTGGGCAGTGATATGTTTGGTAGCTCTGGTACACTTGAAAAGTGGACACAGCTTAGTGAGGTGTATGGCAAGGCTAAACTAAACGCTCATATGTTTAGCATAGGTGTAAGTCTAGCCGCACCTTTGATGTCCTTCACTGGTTTGAAAGGTATGACCGTATCTCTGTATGGAACAACAGGGGGCGGTAAGTCGTTAGCCCAGCTTGCGGCGCAGTCTGTATGGGGCAATCCTGATAAGCTACACTTCCAAGCTAAGTACACACAGAACACACTGTTCAGTAGGTTTGGTATGTATAACAACTTACCTGTAACTATTGATGAAGTCACCATGATGAGTGACAGAGACGTTGGTGACTTTCTATATTGGGTTAGCCAAGGTCGTGACAAGGCTAGGCTTAACCGTAACGCAGAAGAACGCGAGGCTAAGACATGGGCTACGTTCTGTATAGTATCTACAAACAAACCCATGAGTTCCAAGTTGATAGCGTCTGGGTTAGATACTGATGCTCAGATGGCCCGTCTACTAGAGCTTACAGTAGACGCGCACCCTCTGTTCACTAAAAGTAGTGACGCAGGTAAGAAGATATTCACTGTCATGTCAACGAACTACGGAGCCGTTGGTGATGTATATATAAAGAAACTGATGGAGATTGGTGAGCAAGGCATACGAGCCATGATTGACCAAGCTACTGAAGAATTTCGTGCTACATTTAACGTAGAGTTTACAGGTCAGGAAAGGTACTGGGAACAAGTTATGGTACTCACGTACTTGTCGCTGAAGTTAGCACACGGTTGGGAACTTATAAAATTTAACCCAGAAGACGGTATGTGGTGGGCGTTAAATCAAATCGGTGCACTGCGTAAGACAGTTACAGAGAACCACACTGACGGGTTTGATCTTATATCTGAGTACCTAAATGAAATGGTCAGCGAGACTGTACGGGTTATGCACACCGGTGACCAGACATCCATAGACTACGAGCGTTTACCTAGAAGTGGTATAAGGGTGAGGGTGGATGTGTACCGCAAAGATCGTGGTGATCTATTTGATACCGGCACTGTGATGCTGGACAGGGCGCACTTCAGAAAGTGGCTATCAAAGCGAGGTGGTGACTACAAAGGTATCATGGACACGTTACAGAATGAACATGCAGATGCCACGCCTAAGCATAAGAAAACCTCACTAGGTAAGCACACTCCGATTAAGCTACCTCAATCTTACGTCATAGGTATAAACCTGTCTCATCCACGGATGCAGGGGGTACTAGATGAAGCCGAGGTTGCATACGAGGAACTAACACTGGGGCAGTTACAAGCCGTTAAGTAGTCTACAATTCTGCCCCTAGTGCATCATAGAAGTTCTCTAGGTAATCCCGACCTGCTCTAGCTGATGCGTCTAGGGTACGTTGGGAAGCTGTTTTCTTAGCTTCTTTTAACGCTTCCCTGACCTTACGTTGGAAGTTGCTTATGTACATAGGCGTACCTCTGTACAACCTGTTGTGCTCTCTTACTTCACGTTCAAGTTTTCTACGCCCAGCAGCGTCAGCTTTTACCCATGCTGTCCTGTATGCAGCAGACACAGCTTTAGAATAATCACTAACTCGTCTAGCATACTTGATCGTTGTGTATTCTTTTGCAGCAGAGCGCGGATAAAAACCGGCTAGTCTACCTATGGCTAACGCAGCACTCATTTCGTTTGATACTACGTAGCCTCTCTTATCCACTACGGCCCCGTTTTGATAGTATGAGTACACATCCCCCACATTTCTAAGAAGGGTAGTAGGCGCGGCTCTCAATACGTCTATGCCGCTTACTGTAGAACTAAACGGTGCGGTGACCCCAAGCCTAACAAATTTTAGCGTGTCTAAACTAAACCCAGCTATCGGTCCTGCTATGTCTTTTACTTCCTGCATTACATCAGCACCCTCTATGAGTACTGATGTACCGGGAATTACATTGCTTAGTGACACGCGCCCAGCAAGGTCGATTGGTATCCATTCTTTTAATGGGCCATCCATTAACAGTGATCCTGCACCTTCAAACAACTGTTCGTCCAACTGCGTAGTTAGCCAAACTCTTGAACTACCCATAGATGCTTTCCATCCGACCATCTGTAACATGGTGTCTATAAGGTCTTCCAAGTCTTCTGCTAGTGGAAACCCTCCAGCGCCAGCAAGAGTATACAACAGCGCAAGCATCCCTAACTTGCCAGCCATACTTAGATTAGCAAACGTCTGTATGGATGTGACAGGGTACACTTTATACATATACACGAAGGCTTGAATACCGCTTCGGAAGAACGCCGGTCTGTTCATCACAGAGTATTCACCCATAGTTTGGTTGATCGCGCTTACAGCAAAGTTTCTGGCTTTCTGCTTTATATCACCGCTAGCTTTGACATCTTTGAGGCGTTGCAATTCTAGCCGGTACGCCGCTAGTCCCAGACTTCTACGAGACGCTTGTTCACTTCTGGTAAATGCCACCATAAATACGTCTGCGAACTTCTGGTAAGCCGTATTAAACGGGCCTGTTGTACCCCTAGACAAACCCATCATTGCGTTGCCTTGAGCAGGGATCATAACACCTTCTCTGATTTCCTTGGCAATAAACTTAGCTTCGTCAATAGTTAAACCACTTTCGGGGTCAGCATATGTTGCTGGTCTGTTATCTTTTTCCATTTTCTTGGCAATATTTTCGTAGAACGATGCCGAGTTATACGCTTCGTTGGACGGCATCTTAAACGTACCTTTTAAGCCTACTGAGGCCACGGCTCTATTAAGCTCGTATGTAGCAGCAGTTGCACCGAACCCTCCACCAAAATTAGTTTTAGCGTTATAGCTGGCTAGAAACGGTAGACCGTTTACGTACATGCCAATAGGGTTAAGCAAGCCCGTAGCTAAAGAACCGCCAAGCTGGAATAAACCGGTAGCAGATCGAATACGAGAAGCGTACTTACCGGATTCTATATCGGATTGACTGACATCACGATTAGAATGTAGGAACTCAAATCCTTTTATACCCTGTCTGTAAAACTCATCACCCCTGTTAGATACTTCCCCGTCTATAACTACATTGGTTTTGTTATATTGCATTTGCATCTGTTCATATTCACGAACAGCATCCCGCCGCTCGTCTTGCGACAGTTGGGGGTTTGTAGCTCTGTCTTTTAACGAAGCCAGTTTTTGTTTTACCCTAGAACTGTCCATTCTCCACAGATCATTGCTCTGTCTACGGCTTAGGTTTAGCAAGTCGTTTACTTTTGTCCGATACAACGCCTTGGCTACAGCAGATGCCCGTCTGTCAATGTGTTGCGCTACTGCTAACACTGCGTCTAGATCAGCACCCGGGGTAAAGTTACGTTGTAATCTTTTACGTGCGCTAGCATTTTGATTTGTAAGTTGAGTAATAACTTGTTTCATTTTTTCGGGCGGTAGATTTATACCAAATCTTTCTATACCCATGATAAATTCGTTAAGGTTTAACTCCATAGGTGCAGATATTGTATCCGCTACGGCGCTAACCGTTGCTGTTAGTTTTACGCCTTCTATACGTTGGTATCCTAATTTCTCTCCCGTAGGATCAAGAGCCTCTAGTGTTACTTTTTCATTTTTAAACAACTCGTTATAAGATTTAGCTGCTGATGCAGCTTCCCGCTCAGTATCAAATTGCATATATACAAACTGATCTTTGTAGCTGTCATCAACAGAAAGTATTTGATTACCCAAGGATGCCCTGACACGCAGCTGGAACTTACCACTACGCAAATAAGGAACATACCCGCTTGCTAGTGTGACTTTTGTAAATTTATCTGATTCAACAGTAGCCGCATACTCTGACAACATTACTTGCCGTAATTTAGTTTGGAACTCAAACTGCCCTGCGCTCTTGCTTGTTCTATCTCTAAAAGTTTTTAGTTGGGCAAGTACATCTTTACCTGTCCCATCTTTAAAGAATGAATCAACAGTAACAATCTTTTGTTCGCCATCAGGTTTTTTAGGATCAACAGGTAATTCCATTGGTTTTGCACCAATTAAAAATCTGTTAACAGCTTGGGCAAAATTTTCTGCGTTTTTAGTAGCTTGTTTATCTAACGTAGTTTTGCCATCCTTTATTGTTTCGTTTTCACGATACAAAGTACTCATTGTTTTTATAAGGTTTTTTAACAACGCAGCATCTTGAGGCGTAAACTTTTCTGAAGGTCGTAGCATACCCTCAAATTGTTCTATTGCAGATTGTTCTTCGTCTAGTTGAGCAACGTATTTTGCACGTAAAAATTCTATTTCTACATCTTCCATTGCTTTTCTTGTTTGTTGGTACGCAATCCACTCTACGCTATTTTCTGTTAAACCTTTTATGCCCTTTACTTTAACTGTTCTTTTTACATCTTTTTTACCTGCTTCTGATACAATCTCAACGTATGTATAACCGTCTCGTAGTTCTTTTAAAGATCGCCGCCCTAAACTTTTTAGTTGGTTTATTAGCTGTTCGTTTTGTGTAACTTTTCCGTTTACCACCTTAAACAATGGGGCTTTAAATTTTTCTATGCCGCCAAGTTCCCGTAGTTCATAAACAGATTTAAGTTGGCTATCGTACAGCATTGTGTTTAAAGTTTTAGTCTGTTCCGTAGATATGCTACCGGCTATATTTTTAATGGCGCGGTCTAAAGCAACGGCCATAGTTTCGTTGCCTTTGATACGAACCTCGCTTGCCTTCTGGCCATGCCGCTCAAACAAGTTGTTCATTGCTTGGATGCCAGCGTTTTCCCGTGCATTAAAAGTAGACAAACTTAAAAAGTTAGTAACAAACGAGCGCCACTTTTGGCGCATACTGCCGCCCTTGCCTACAAATACATTAGTTCTATCTAAGACGCTTTCCCACGAGTTATACATATTAGGTTGCATTTGCCCAGCAGCAAACGCAATCTGACTGTCACGCAGAGGAGTAGCAACAGAGAACCTACCATTAGATGCTGGTCCTGTAGACGTTGTAACTTGATTATACCGATTGGCAACTTCGGACATAATAACCGGTCCGCCACCCAACCTTACATACTTGCGTGATTGGTCTAGTAAGTATCGCACATCCTCGTCACCAAACTTAATCTTGGCAAACTTGTTAAGGAATCTTTTAATTGCCATCCACACTCTAGATATAATGTTGGTGTCTAGTACCGCTGCATAGTCAGCTAGATATTCCTCAACAGCTTCTGCTTTAGATTGTTTAGCCACCCCATCACGTTTAACTTCCATAGAGTTATCTACAGCTGCACGTACCTGTGCATTGCTGTCGTATATAGATTCCATAATTGTGTTAAACTGAGCCGCAGGTACAACACTGCGTAGTCCAAAGTGACCTAGTGTTTCATGTGCCAGTACAAAGTTAAGGTGCTGTGCGTTTGCAACCCTGTCTGAGAATATAATAGCTGTGTTATCGAAAGCAAAGCCTACAGCCGGTGCTGTATCAAAGTCTCCTTTTGCTCGGCTTTTAACTGCCGCTTTGTAAAGTCTAGGGTTCTTGGTTTTAAGATCAGCTTGGTTGCGGTATACGTGTAGCTTAGGTTTAGATTCTAGCTTAGATATAAATGCCCTAGCCAACATCATAACTCTGCCGTTTGACATGGCTTTAGGTGCTTTGCCTGTGTCTGCGTCTATAAGTTTTGCTCTGCCTTGGTCAACATTTATCTCTAAATCAAGAGATGCACTATCAGCCAAATCACTTAATGATTGGTCTGTCTGCGTCTTATCTTTTATACCTTCCTCTTTTAGTATGGCGTCCATACGATTGTTAATAAAGTATTCATCGCGGTCAGTTGGTGGCAAACTAAGTAGGTCTGCAATATCAGCAGGTGCATTTGTTTCATTAAAACGACTGCTGTTGTCTAATCGCAATGGTCCTACTAAGTCGTTGTCAGCTAACAATTTGTAAAACGGATTTATTTCTGTTTTAGAAAATGTTTTACCCTCGGGCTTCATAACCGGTATGCTGTCTACATCACTTGCAATTTGAAACAAAATAAGTTGGAATTGTGCTTTTCCGTTTAGCTCATCACTGTATGTAGCAATAGCTTTTCTGGCTTTGGTCCGTGCGTTTACATCGTTTTCTACAAAAGCAAGTCTTAATAACCTGTCTAACGCTCCATAGTATTTAATGTTTTGTTTCTGGGCTGTATCTATAAATTGCGTAAGTTTATCTACAGACAGGCTACCAATAGCTTCTTCTTTAAAACTAGATTTACGAAGGGGTGCGTCTAATAAAACTTTTTTAACAGCTTTTTGTTTTGCTGCAGCATTTGATTTTTTGTCAGCTACAATTTTATTAATTTTAGCTACTGTTTTAGAATCAATAGTATCTACTGTGGGTATAGTTTCTAGTAAATTACCGCTTTGATCAGTGTCGAATAACTCTGCAACAACATCATCAAACACAACCCCAGCTTCTTTTGAAAGGGGTGCTGCTAATGCTTTTCTTTTTAACTTGTCAGCGGGTTTTGTTTTGGTTTCGGTTTTGGTTTTGGGTTCACTTTTTCCGGTAGTATCCGTTTTTTGGGCGTCTCCATCTCCATCTTCTTTGCGAGGTCCGGCCTGTTCGCCATCATCCATCGGCGTTGTGCTTCGCTCTTGTACGGCATCGTCATCTACCTTTGGGTTTAGATCAAAGTATTCTATAAACGGGTTTTTGCCTTGCATATTCCGTTGAATAGCAATGGCATCATACCCTTCTTTACGGGCTGCGTCTGCATAACTTTTGTCATTACCTTTACCAAATAGCTCGGCTAACTTTGTCCTGCTTTTAACAGTAAGCATATTAGCAAAATTAACATCTATTCGTGTAAGTGTTTTAAGTTTAGCTCCGCCTATAGCAGCCGCTTTATTGCTAGCTAAATACATAAAGCCATCGGGCGCTTCTACTTTACCCGACCTAAATAGTTTTAGTGGGCCGCTTGCTGTACCCTCTGGTAGTTTAGTTTCATCAGGCTGGCTTTTGGTTTCTGGCCCTTGCGACTGTGAGCTTTCCTTTTTTTCGTCCGTTTGCGCTTTGTCTGCCGCCGCCGCGCGTGACTTTTTTGGCGTTGGTTTTTTTGGCTCTTTTGGTTTTTCTGGTTTAAAACCTTTAGGCCACTTTTTATCTAAAACACTTGCAAGCGGTACAAAACCTTCTACTCCGTCTATTTCATTACGCACTAAAATAAATGCTTCGGTTTCCTGTCCTTGTACTGTAGTAGTTACAGCATCACCGGTAACTATAGTTACAGGAATTTCTGAATCAGACAAAAGGGCTATACGTTGTGCACCTTTTTTAAATTTAGATTTTGTAGTAGAACCCCCTGCTTCAGTTGGCGCTCGTACTAACGGCTCATCACTATCTTTTTGTTTTTGTTTGCGTAACTTGTTAAACAAAGATTTAGATGCGCCCGTACCAATAACCGCCCTGACCCATTCCTCTTGGGCTTTCAAAGAACGACTATTAAGAGTTACATTGTTTAACAGTTTACCTGCTTCGTCTGAAAACGTATCCCATGCAGTTACACCTTCATTGTAATCGTCGATTGTTAAATTTTTTGCGGTTTCAGATTTTGTACGTTGTCTTTCAGCCGCATCAAAATCAGCATCTCGTTGTCGTTTAGCTTCAGCTTTGTCCGCCATAGCCTGTTTAACAGGATTTAACTGACCAGATAACTGGCTATCAGTAGTCGGACCTGTAGGACCAGCTTGAGAAAACCGTGCATTATCTCGTAGTTGTTCCCCTTCTTCAAAACTAGTTGTCGGTAGATCAAACTCTGTTTGTAATGACGAACCTTCATATATTCTAGGTAGGTCTGGGTCAGCCTCTGT